ATACGCGATTCATTACCAGTAGTTATAACTGTCATGACTATACTCCTGTTAAGTTAGTTTGTTGTGAACGGATTATGCTAAATAACCCAAGATTACCAACAGCGCCTAAAGCTGTGCCATCAGTAGGGGGTATTAAGCCAATCAGTCTAAGTGGACCCGCTGCATCTGCCGCACCTGATACCATCGCGGAGGTAACAGAATTACCCGAAACGGTTGGAGCATTTGCAGTAAGTAAGAAATTTGCACCTACATCGGTGACAGCTAAAACTGAACCAATTTCAATTTCATAAAGTGCATTTGGATCAACTTGAACTTGTGATAATCGATCTGTTGATGCAGTCCGACCTTTAAGCTCTAAGTTTGATAGATCGGGAGCAAAACCAGCAATTACGCCTGTTACCTCAGTTCCCGTTGAACCTGCTGCGCGTGTTATAGCCGCAACGCCATCAGCATTAGCAGTACCAGAAACGATAACCGCATCACCAACAGCCATTTGATTTGCATCAGCAGCTAGGAAGGCAAATGTTTGTACCTTTCCTGTATACCCTGAAGCGCCTTGTGTTTTAGTAAGCCGTAAACCAGCCATAATAAACACTCCTATAGTTATAATTTAAAATAAAAAAACAAATGCAATTTAATCAACCTTTACGGATAATCTATTGCTTCTATTTTCCCACCCTAAACAGTTTTCTAACTATCGGCGCGAAGGATTCAAACCCTTGTTCTGACTAACTCGCTGGCTAGACTATGATAAACCGTCTGTTGTTATTACGTTCGACTGTTTACCCGGTATATAATCAGGTACAGCACCACCTTTAATAGATGCGTGTTCTGCCCTTGCTTTTGCATTAGTATCAATGACTTTTTGCTGTTTTGCAAGCTGATCCTCTAAATAAAGATCCATAGGTATTCTCATTAACCATCGTTTATGGCCCCCAGGATATACTATTTTATCATTAGTACCCTCATGGCAAACATATTCATACCCAGCATCAAGGTATTGTTGGATTTTACCTTTGCCATAATCCGCACATTTCCTATAGTGAAAGTTTTTATCACGCGCTTCAATTGGAGTAGTATCCCCTCCTTGCGTTGAATTCATTGGAACACGCTTCTTCCTTGGGCTTGGGCTTGGTGTTTTTTTTGTAATATCTTTTTTAACTGTATTTTTAACTGTCTTTTTCATAATTAAACTCCTTTCCTGCTATTTTCAATGGCCTTCAAAAATACCTTATCTCCTGACTCTCCATCAGGGAAAGCCGCTCTCATGTGCATTTCTTTAGGAGTGACATCATTCATTGTTATTTTCCGAGCTTTTGTCCCACGGTTCCCGCCCCCTGTACTGGTAGCTGTATCAGAAGGATTTAATCTGTTTTGATTAATCTTAGGCTTGCCCGACATCTTTGACACCCTATCATCGACCGCTGCAAAGGCTTCTTCTGGAGTTCCACCTTTTCTAATAGCTAAATTATAGGCTGAATGAGCCGCCGCTACCCTTGGATCATTTTGGTCAAAAAACCATTGGTTTTCAGCTTCCCATTCTAATCGCATAATCTCAACATCATTAGCCCCTGCATCAGTTTGAACATTCTCTAACTTGTTCTTTTGAATGTTTAACTCTGATTGTTTTTCTGCCAAAGCTGTAGCCGCTGTTGTATCACCATCATCAATAGCCGTTACTAATTGAGCTTTAACCTCTGCAAGTTGCCTTTCTGTATCAGCTTTGTGCAATATGTTTTGATTAACAATTTGATCTTCATAGCTTTTTTTCTGGTGGGTCATTTGATTTTTAATTGTTTTTATACTTCCTTTCATATCTCCCCATTCCACATAATGCTTTGCGCTTTTATGATCGTCGGGATTTCCTTTAAATTCATTCCTAGGTAGCCATCCTTGGTCCCTAGCTTGTCTCTCAACATCCGACATTTGATCGCCTAGATCTAAATCTTCATTATTATCAAGACCATCATTTTCAAGTAGGGTAGCCTCACCCTCACCCAAGCCGCCTAATTCCTCTGTTTTCTCTGCTTCTGCCATTTTATTTCTCCAGTTTGCCAATGATGCAATTGCTAGGTATTAATCTATGATTTTTATACTCATCTAAAGCTATTTGTAAGCCGTCATATCTATGAAATACAACAGTATCACCAACATTTACGCCATAATTATTGCAACGCGCCTGCAAGGTATCGTCTAAATCATCCCATTCCCATTCTGAGAATGCAAATGGCCCTATTTCCTCAACTTTTGCTATAAATTGGCCAGCCTGCTCCCTGTTTAACTCGTTAGGAGTTCCCATTATAATCCCACCCGCTGATTTTTCCTCGACCTCAACTAGCTTGACTAAAATGTGATCTCCTTTAGGTATCAAGTTCATCTATCATCTCCCCTTTTAAATTTATAATTTCCTCGAAGGCTTCAATTGCTCCTTGGATATGTGCATTTTCTAACGCGCAAGCGGTCGCGGTTATAATATTTCCATTTATATCGCGGGGAATGTAGCGGGGTTTTGATTTGTAGGATTCAATTGCGTCCTTGACTGTATCGAAATAGTACTTTGATACGGGACTACTAAACCATTCCTGTATTTGGCTCTGGGTTATTTCCATTATTTTGACCTCTGTCAATATTTTCTAGCTCAGCCTCGCGCTTTGCTTTCTCTATATCTAACTCTGTTCCCACAATACTTGTGGCGTTCTTAGTGGCTTCTGTCTCTGCCTGTTCTATAGTCAGCTCTGTTTTAGCTCTCTCTGTTCCTGTTTTGGCTATAGTCAGCCCTGTTTCTGCTTGTGTCTTCATTAGATTAGCCTGAGCCTCTAGCACTCTAGCTTTAGCCTTTAGCTCCTCTGCACGACCTAGCGCCGCCTGAGCCTCTAAAGGAACTACAACTTGCATTTCTTGTAGTTGTTTTTGTCGTTCTTGCTCTTTCTGAGCCGCTAGTTGCTGCTCTTCTGTAAGCTCTGGATAAATCTGCTCTAAATTCTCACTACCAATAGCCTCTAAATACGACTCTACAACCTCTTTAGCATTGCCTCCGGTTTGTTCTATTTGAGGCATTACGGATAATTCTGCTTGGGCCTTTTGTATTCTTTGTATTTTGCTGCTGTTCCTTGGGTTTGCGCTCGGTACAATATCCATATCTTGAGTATTGAAATCGACAAAAGGATTTGCTTCTTGGTCATCAACCAAAATCATATATTGCTCTGGGTCCATAAATTTTGCATTTAAACGATACCAAATGGCAAATTCCTTGCACATCGAGCGATACATTCTAAGAATTATAGCCCCAACCGATTGCTGTTGTTCATGCACTAAGCTTAGTGTAGTAGCCGCTGGGGTATTAGTGCCAAGAACTGAGCCTAAATCAGTAGTTGATGATAATCTTTGAGCCTCATTCATTAAACCTTGATTTAGATTTAACAGCGTTCCCGAAGGTTCTTTGAAAGGAACAGGTAAAATACCAGTTTGCAACTCTTGGGCGCTTAAATTGGTTTGGTGCCAAGTACCGGGCCCCATCTTCATATCGCCCATTTTTTTTCTAAATCCCTTTGCAAGCCAACCTGTCTGCAAGTTTGCTAATGTTCCAGCGTCAAGCAGTTGGTTTGTGGTGGTATTTATTCCTTGAGCATAAGAGCCTAAAAGATGGAAATAACCAACGCTCAAAAACTCTGATTGTGGGTTAGTTAAGAATGAATAACTGACTAGATTCTCATCTCTTGAAATTTTAACTATGATTCGTTTCTTTTCTGGTTCAATTAATTGTATTTCTTCATTTTCATCAAGTACAAAATCACCATTCTCATCTTTTAAAATGAGCTTATCGACTGATAAAGTTACCCCATCATCATCACGAACAAATATACCATCTAATGATATTTGTGATTTAATCCTCATTACAGTGCCAGATACAGCGTGTACAGTTACAATATACGGCTCTTGATAACCATCACCATCAAGATCAAGCAATGTTTGCTGTTCAAAGAATTCTGTTAAATCATCTTCTGATGCTGTTTTTTCTATACTATCGTCATTAGAAGTGGACAAAGCCCCAAACTCTATATCTATATCCCGCCAAATACCGGAATTGATCATTTCTACAATCTCATTCGGCGTTTTAAATACTTTTTGAGTAAACCTTAATGCACTATCTAATGTTTTTGTTGCTTGATTGATAGCAAAGTTAGGATAGCTTATTACCTCTGATACATTATGACCTAGCGAGGCATCAAATAGCGTTTTCTTAAAAATATGTCCTTGGTCTGCTACGTTGTAAAGTAGCTTTTCTTGCTCTTCTACCCAACTTGCAGCTTCTACAGTTAATTGCCAATTCATTACTGTTTCGACACGCTCCAATGGTGTTTTATGATTCGCTGCTCCTTGCCACGGCTCACTCCTTGAACCTTTCGCAGGTTTGATTAACTCTAAACCTTTATCAATATCCTCTTTCCATTCATCCATTGAAGCCCAATCAACATCAAATCCCTTTATGACATCTTGACCGATCATCATTAGCTCATTCTCACCGCCCTGCTTTTTAGCGATGGTATCAGCTATATTGACTGTCTTGATTAGTTTTAGGAGTTTTTTAATAGCCACTAATAGCCGCCCGAATTAGATTCTCTATAATCATCTTGGTGTTCTTCTTCTGATACTTCATGTAAACCACGCGTATATCCTAAAGCTAAATACTGCTCAGCATCTGCTGGATGGCTAAAAACATTCTTGTCTGGTTTGAGATTGTACCTATCTTCTCCTGATATTTGAATCTTTTTATATTTATATCCTCCCATCTTACCCTTTCTAAGGTATTTGCACGATTTATTTAAAACGTAGCCCGGATAACCACCATCAACTAACTTAGTTAGAAAATGTTTAACAGCATCTAATCTTACTGTCGGGTTGTTACTTGGCGCTCCTTCTGTGGTAAATCCTAAATTCAATGGAACGATGATATCTCCATCCTCATTGTTATCAACATAATCATCATTAAGTATTTTACTAGCGCTCTTAGCTTCACCCTCACCTCTAAATGTTCCAGAAGGATCACACAAAGAAAACTCTATTTCAAAATCTGCATACTTCTTAGATAAATAAGGTTTAACAACATCCCTAGCAAACTGCCTAACACCCATATCTTCAGAGAATAACTCATCGAGTATTAATAGTTGTCCTAAGCTAGTTATCTGACCTATCACACATGAAGGGGTTAGACCAAAATCCCACCCCAAACCTATAGGAATCCCTTTAATAGGTATAATTCCTGTCTCTGGACAGTGCAACTTGTCGTTATATTCAGGATAAACAGGTTTGCCAGTCTTAAGATGCCCATAGTTACCCATGACCATAACATTTATATGATCTTCATCATTACCCGCAATCATATCGAGGTAGTATTGATACCCTCCAGGCAAATGCTGTATATTCTCAGCTTCAGGATTAGGCTCATAAGTTCCGTTAGGCTGCTTGATTAAAGGGCTTGGGCCTCTAAAGAAATCAAATATTCTTGCAGTTTCCTGTTTAGCAATCTCTTTATGCTCTGGTCTTGTAGACCTCCTACACCCTTCCTCTGCTAGCTGATACCACCAATGATCATCATCACAAGGGTTTGTATCCATTAACAAAGATTTACGCTTGCAAGGGCTTAGATTTCCTTCTGCATCTCTTGGAGCTGTATAAGCTGGAAATTTCTTAGTAGCTTCTGCATCCTGATAACCATCAATAACCGAAGGGTAGCGCCCTATTCTCTCTCTAGCGCCCTTTACTACTGCGTAGGATATTTCCCTAGCCTCATTAATAAAAACCCCTGTAACCTCAAGAGAGAGCAGCTTGCGCACATCATCATCACTAT